TCGAGACTTCCAGCTTCGGTAATGAGTACGTCAGCCGAATCGGTGGTCTGAAGGACGCATCAATCACCCTTGATTGGCACGCCGACTTCGCCAGCGGATCTGTCGATTCTGTAATCTTCCCGCTTCTGGGTGCGAACGCCACCGTAGTGGTCAAGCCCACTTCCGATGCAGTTTCGGCTAACAACCCGTCTTACACTGGCGTGTTCCTGGTCGAAGGCTACAGCGTCGAAGGAAGCGTAGGCGAACTGTCCACGTTCAGCACCACCTGGTCGCTGGCTGGCACCGCTGGTATTACTCGCGCCACAGCCTAGTTTCGACTAGACTGTCCGCATGAACTTCGAACTAGAGATTACATTCGCGGACGGCACGACTAAGGTCGTTCAGGTGAAGGCGCAGGACATCGTTGCCTTCGAACAGCACTTCGATATGTCGATGGCTGATCTTGAAAAGAACGTCCGTCTTACTCACTTGTTCTTCATGGCGCACTCTGTGTGTAAGCGTGAAGGTGAAAAGAAGGCGTTCGATGACTGGCTGGCAGGCGTCGATATGGTCCAGGCGACTGATTCAAAAAAAGCGAACTAAAGCCATTAGGTGAACAGTCAATGCACTGGCGTATCGCTACGCTGGCTGTAGAGACTGGAATATCCCCACTTGACCTTCTGGCGCTGGAACCGCGCATGCTGTGGACGATCGAAAAGTATCTGATCGGTCGCGCTAAGAATCAGAATAAGGCGATGGCACAGTCCCGTAGTAGCCCACGGAAGCGCAGGTAGAATAGTAGGGGATTGGAGATCGCCTTGAGAATTGAAGCTAGTGTTGACCGCGACAACATCCAATTCGTTCTGAAGGAACTACGGGCGATCGATAAGCAGTCAACGAATAAGCTTCGGTCGCGTCTTCGTACTGGACTGGGTGATGTGACGGCACAGATCCAGGCTGACATTCCACGTACACCACCGATCCGGAAATCGAATCCACCGTATGAGACGATGGGGCACCGTGGTCGGACGAAGTGGAAGGGTGTCAATAAGCCCATCGTGAAACTGTATGGTGGCGACTTCGGTAAGCAGGGTCACAACCTGGTCGTCATCGAAGTCAAGGGTGGTAAGGACAAGTTCGGTTTCGAATACGCAGAATTGGCTGGTATCCGTTCACGCCCACCAGGACGCATGTCACGTCGATACACCCGTCGCGGATCTTCTAAGGTAATCCAGCACCGTCTGAACGGGCAGGGTGATGCCTTCATCGAAGCGTTGCAGAAGGCGAAGCCCATCAAGGGTAAGGCTGGTCGTTTCGCCTACGACGCATTCCTGAAGGAACGCACCGCGATTATCCAGAAGACGGTGGGGATCCTGGACGACTTCATGGCGGAATACAACCGTAAATTCGATGCAAGGATGTTTGGTATCTAATGGCTGGCGGTCCAATTCGGCTACCTATTGTTTCGAAGTTCGACAATAGGGGCGTCAAGAACGCGGTCGATGCTGTAGGGAAGTTCGCTAAGAACACTGCTATAGCGATGGGTGCCGCAACTGCGGCAGTCGGCGCATTCGGTATTGCGTCCGTTCGATCGTTCGCTTCGTTCGATGCGGAGATGACGAAGTCTCTGGCGATCATGGGTGACGTCAGTCAGGTCATGCGCGATGAAATGGCTGTCACCGCACGTGAAGTTGCGAAGGCGACCACATTCAGTGCCGATCAAGCCGCAGAATCGTTCTTCTTCCTAGCGTCCGCAGGTTTGGATGCACAGGCGTCGATCTCCGCTATGCCACAGGTGGCGCGGTTCGCACAAGCCGGTATGTTCGACATGGCGCTGGCTACAGATCTTCTGACAGACGCACAGTCCGCACTGGGTCTGACGATCCGTGATGATGCTGTCAAGAACCTTGAGAACCTGACACGTGTTTCGGATGTGCTAGTCAAGGCGAACACGCTAGCTAACGCATCGGTCGAACAGTTCTCGAAAGCACTGACCACAAAAGCTGGTGCTTCACTCCGTGCCGTCGGTAAGGACGTTGAAGAAGGTGTTGCCGTTCTAGCGGCATTCGCCGATCAGGGTATCAAGGCAGAACTAGCTGGTACACAACTGGGTATCGTCATGCGAGATCTGTCTACTAAGGCGATCGACAATAAGGACAAGTTCCGACGTTTCGGCATCGAAGTCTTTGATTCTTCCGGTGAGATGAATAACATGGCTGACATCGTCGGCGACCTTGAAGGTGCGCTGGCTGGTATGTCAGATGAAACGGCGAAGGCGACACTTCTGCAACTGGGCTTCAGTGACAAGTCGCTGGCATCTTTGATGGCTTTGATGGGAACATCTGAAGCGATCCGTGAGTACGAACGTGAACTACGAAACGCTGGTGGGACGACAGAGACGATCGCTGATAAGCAACTTCTGACATTCAACGCGCAACTGGAACTTCTGAAGTCCCGCTTCAACGACATTATGCTGTCCGTCGGTGAAGGATTGACGCCGACTCTGATGACGTTCGTGGAGAACATGGGTCCGCTTCTGGATGAACTGGGTCCAGCACTGATCGGCATGTTCGAAGAACTGGGTCCGGTGCTGACGGACATCTTTGAAGAACTGCCTGGATTCATCGAAGCACTGACACCACTCATTCCAGTAATCGGCGACATCGCGCTACTGGTGTTGTCAATAGCGGAAGCGATCATGCCGGTACTGTCTGGTGTGATCGAAGGGTTCAGTCCTATCCTTGAAGGATTCACTGGCGCTATGGCGGAGAACGGTGAAGTATTAGGTGCCTTGATCATCGCCACTGGTCTGTTCGTAATTGCGCTTCGCGCCGTCAGCACAATGCTTATGGTGTTCACTGGTGCTAGTGCGGTCGCTGGTGGTGCTGGTGGTGCCGGTGGTCTATTCGCTGTGATCAAGGCACACCCGTTCGTGGCGTTCATCGCCGCAATCGGCGCGACCATCTTCAGTCTGAATCACTTCTACACAGCCACTGAAACTGGTAAAGAATTCGTCAAGTCGTTCGTATCAAGCACGATCATTCTGGCACTGGAAATGCAGAACGCATTCGCCGAAGCCATGAACAAGTCTGCTAGGAACGTCGAAAAGTTCGTCAACTTCTTCGTCGAAGGTGCGGAAACTATCATCAAGGGTTTATCTGCGATCAGTGGTCAAGAAATTAGAGTGGATCTTCCGAAGTTGCGGTTCGATCGTATGGAGATCATCGGCGAAGACGAAATCAAGCGTCGTGCCGGAACGTTATTCGATGACATGAAGTTCACTCCGAAGAACTTCACTGGGGGTCCAGGAAGTTTCATGGCTGATGACACTGCCAGAATGCTTCTACGCGCTGGTGGTCCTGGTGCAAGCCCATTCGATCTGGGTACCTTCAGGACGCCGATGGATCCTTCCGCGTTCGCTTCGTTCGCCACTGGACGCAACTTCCAATTCGAACAAGGCGTCAGCGGATTCCCTGCGCTGGGCACACAAGCCGTTTCAACGGACAACCGACAGTACGTCTTCAACATCGACAGTGGTCTGATGGGTGATCCGGACGCGATCTCACAACAGGTGATGGATGTGCTGATCCGTTACGAACAGACTTCTGGTCCGGTATTCGCTAGATACACAGGCTGATCATGGCGACTGTCGTAGAGATTAGCGCCACTGAAGGGTTCATCCTTGATGACCCTGTCTATGGTGTGCTGGATACTTCTGAACTGGGTGGCACGGTGTGGAAGGATGTGTCGTCTTCTTTGATCACGGCGAACATCAATCGTGGTAAGTCACGTCGCCTTGATCGGTTCCAGCCTGGTCGCCTATCTGTGACCTTCAATAATGAGAACCGACGGTTCGATCCGAACTACACAGGATCTGATTTGTATGGTGACATTATTCCGCGCCGTGACGTTCGTGTGACTGTGGACGGGATCGCAACGTATTACGGCACGATCAATGACTACAATTTCGATTACGATCCTGATTCAACATCGAAGGCACAACTTCTTGCATCGGATGATCTCAGTCTTCTGTCACGGCAGTTCGTGACGGCTGGGACTGTGGCGCAACAGTTGACGGGTGCGCGTGTCAGCGCTGTCCTGGATATGGCTTCTGTGGATTGGGATGCGGACAGACGATCGATCGATGTCGGTAATTCGACACTGGCAACTGAAGTTCTTGATGGTGACGAAAACGCCCTTGATTATCTGAATAAGATTGCGACGTCTGAACAGGGCAATCTGTTCGTGTCGAAGTCCGGAGATCTGGTCTTTAGTGATCGTGAGGATGCGACACCGAAGTCTGGGTCTGTGACGACGTTCGCTGATGATGGGACTGGGATCCCGTACACACGGGCACGCACGAATTACGGTACGGAACTTCTGATCAATACTGTTACAGCGAAGTCTTCGGCAGGATCCGCGACAGCACTGAATCAAGGATCACGAACAACTTATGGTGTGACCAGCACGGAACTGGACACGCTGTTGTCGGATGTGACACAACTGGGCAACATCGCTAGCTTCTATGTGGCGAAGTATTCGGTCCCTGAATACAGGATCGAATCTGTAGAGATGAACCTGAACAACCTATCTCCGGCACAGAAGAACACTGTGCTGGGTCTTGAAATTTCTGACATCACTAAATTCGTCTTCACTCCGAACGGGATTGGAGATCCGATCGAACAGTTTGGTCAGATCATCAATATCGATCACAAGATCCGGCAGGATCGTCACGATGTGATTATCGGTGTCACGTCGATTGACTGGACGTTCTTAGTGTTGGATGACGCGCAGTTTGGTATCCTAGACACAGCACATCTAGCGTTCTAAGGGGTATCCGTGGCAGGTCTGGGTTACAAACAATTTTCTGCAGGGGAGATCCTTCAGGCTACAGAATTGCAGGGATACGCCGTCGATCAGTCCGTCATGGTATTCGACAGTGTTGCGGCACGATCGTCAGCACTTCCTTCACCGACAGAAGGAATGATGTCCTACTTGAAGGACACCGACAGCGTTCAGGCGTTCAGTGGGTCATCATGGCAGGCGGTAGGTGGGGCTACAGTAGGCTTCGAACAAACGTTCTTACTAATGGGTGCATAGGAAAGATAAGGAAACATGGCTAGTTCATATAAGACTCTGGGTCAGTTAGATCTCACGTCAGCGACGTTGACGACTCTTTACACCTGCCCTGCATCGACTGAAACGGTTGTATCGACAATCGTGATCGCTAACCGTGCATCATCGGCTGACACATTCCGACTTGCACTCCGCACTGATGGTGACGCGATCTCCGATAAGCACTATCTCGCTTATGACGTTCCAGTTGCGGCGAATGATTCCACGACACTCACTCTGGGGATCACAATGGAAGCCACAGACATTATCTCTGTTCGCGCCGGTGGAACCGCATCTGAACTGTCCTTCAACGCTTTCGGTGCTGAAGTAACCGTCTAAGGGGGTAGCAACTAATGGCTGTT